TTGGGCGAGCAGTACGGTCAGCAGCAAGGGAAGCTATCTGCCCTGGGCACGCAGTTGAAAGACGCTGGCATCAACACCAATGCCCTGGGCGCTTCCGAGTTGAAGCTTAAGCGGGACATGGACATCGCCACCCTGGCGATCAACGCGCAGATGGACCGGCTGGACGCGCTGAAACGCAAGCAGGACAGCCTGGCGAAGGCCCGTGCCACCTACGATAAAACCCAGAGCATGGCCGGCCGCATGGCTGTATCAGGTGCCGCCGGTCTCGGTGTGGGATACGCCGCAAGCCGGCCCGTGGCCTCAGCTATCAAGGCTTTTGCCCCGAATGAGGACTCTGCCACGCAGTTGAAGGTGTCGATGATGAGCGACACTGGGAAGGTCTCTGAAGACTTCCAAAAGATCACGGACCTGGCCACCAAACTTGGCGATCGCCTGCCCGGTACCACGGCGGACTTCCAGAACATGATGACCATGCTCCGACGCCAGGGTCTCAGCGCTCAAAGTATTCTCGGCGGTACAGGTGAAGCGGCTGCCTACCTGGGCGTTCAGCTCAAGATGGAAGCCACCGACGCGGCTGAGTTCGCCGCGAAAATGCAAGACGCTACCCGCACCACCGAGAAGGACATGATGGGCCTGATGGACACCATCCAGCGCGGTTTCTACGCAGGCGTGGACCCAGGCAACATGCTCCAGGGTTTCAGCAAAATCGCGCCGGTGATGGACGTCATCAAAAAGTCAGGGATCGATGCGGCCAAAGAACTGGCACCGCTGCTGATCATGATGGACCAGGCCGGTATGGAGGGCAGTTCCGCCGGTAACGCCTTCCGTAAAATTTTCCAGGCTGGTTTGAATCAAGACAAAGTCGAGAAAGCCAACAGCATCGCAGCTGGCGCGAACAAGGGCGTCTCGCTCAAATTCACGGATGACAAAGGCAACTTTGCTGGCCTAGAGAACCTTTACGCGCAGGTGGAAAAGCTGAAGGTTCTGAACGATTCAGACCGTACGGCCGTCATCAGTAAGCTGTTTGGCGACGACGCTGAAACCATGACCACCCTGAATACAATGATGAATAAGGGGCTGGCTGGATACCAGGAAGTACAGCAGAAGATGCAATCCCAAGCTGATCTGCGTACCCGCGTCAACGAGCAGCTCGGTACTCTGACCAACGTGATGGAAGCAGCCGAAGGCAGTTTTACCAACGCCATGGCCGAATTCGGTGCTGCTGTTGCGCCCGAATTGAAAGACCTGATCAACACCCTGGGTGAAATCGCCAACAAAATTGGCACCTGGGCGCGCGAAAACCCAAAGCTCGCCGGTGGACTTGTCAAAGTCGTGGCAGCCGTAGCAGCCGCAGCGGTTGTATTCGGCACATTGGCCCTGACCATGGCGAGTATGCTCGGCCCCTTCGCTGTGCTGCGCTATGGCATGGCGATGTTCGGCATTCGCCTGGGGACAATCAAAGCCCAGTTGATCGGTACCCGCGTAGCAGCAGCTGGGGCAGGTGTCGAAGTCGGACGGATGGGACGAATCTGGAAAACGTTGACCGCAAGCCGAGCAGCCGGAGGCATGATGAGCGTCATCCCCTCCCTGGTCAGTTCTGCTCGACTGGCCGCAGTAAGCGTGCTGCCAATGCTCAGCGGTGCGATCAGTGCGGTCGGCGCTGCAATCCTCGCTACACCGATAGGTTGGTTGGTTGCAGCGGTCGCCGGTTTGGTGGCGGCTGCCGTCCTCATCTACAAATATTGGAAACCGATCAAGGGATTCTTTCTTGGTTTTTGGCAAGGGCTCACAGAAGCCCTGCAGCCAGTACTAGGTGGGTTCAGTAAGTTCGGTGGATTGCTCGCCAGCCTGGCCAAGGCCGCCTACTCCATTCCAGTTGTAGGTTTTGCATTGCAACTGCTCGGCAACATCGTCCGCCCGCTGTTCAACATAATCTCGTCCGGTATCAGCACTGTGATCGGTTGGTTCAGTAATCTTTTGACTCCGGTCGAAGACGTCGGCGGCGCGGCGCAGTCGATGGGCCAGCGCTTTGGTTCAGCCATCGGCGGCATGATCATGACTCTGCTACAGGGCATCGGCTCGATCGCCACCGGCGTAGTCAATATCTGGACCACCATCAAGGCTAGCTTTGACCAAGGCCTCGTGGGCATTCTGCAATTGATCACCAACTTCAGCCCATTGGGTCTGTTCTACCAGGCATTTGCCGGCGTCATGAATTACTTTGGCGTAGAACTGCCAGGCAAATTTACCGAGTTCGGCAGCATGATCGTCAACGGCCTGGTCAACGGCTTGACCGCCGGCCTCGGCGCCGTGAAGGGAGCTATCGGTTCAATCGGCGACTCCAGCATCGGATGGTTTAAGGAAAAGCTCGGTATCCACAGCCCATCGCGAGTGTTCGCTGAGTTGGGCGGTTTCACTATGGAAGGTCTGACAAAGGGGCTGGAGAGCGGACAGAAAGGGCCGCTCAATGCCTTGTCGAGTATGAGCCAGAAACTGACCGCCGCCGGCACGCTTACCCTCACCGCGCCAGCCATCCCAGCCATGCCAGCGTTGGACGGCTTTACCATGGAAACACTGACAAAGGGGCTGGGTGGTGGACAGAAAGGGCCGCTTAGCACCTTGTCGAGCATGAGCAAGCAGCTGACCGCAGCCGGCACACTGGCCCTAACCGCGACAGCCATGCCGGCGTTGGCAGTTGATGACCGCCCCCCGATCAGCAGCTCGGGGACATCGACGCTTTACGACAGCCATGACACCTACCAAATCACTTTCGCTGCAGCACCAGGCATGGACGTGCAGGCCATGGAAAAAAGCCTGCGCGCCATACTCAGCAAGATTGAAAACGAGAAACGCGCCCGTCAGCGCAGCAAGCTATCGGATCGGGATTAATTGTCATGATGCTAAGCCTCGGCATGTTCGTGTTCAGCCTATCGACCCTCGCCTACCAGGAACTGCAGCGCCAGACCAACTGGCGCCATGCTAGCAACAGTCGCGTCGGCGCGGCTCCTGCGCTGCAATTTGTTGGCCGTGGCGACGACACCATCACCCTCCCCGGTCTACTTTTGCCGGAGCTGGCCGGCAGCATTCTCAGCCTGGATGCTTTGCGTTTGATGGCGAACACTGGCAAGGCCTGGCCGATGGTCGAGGGCACCGGGCGGATTTATGGTTTGTGGGTGATCGAAAGCCTGAGCGAGACGAAGACCTTGTTTTTCCGCGACGGCACACCACGACGTATTGAGTTCACCCTGACCCTGAAACGTACAGATGATGACCGTATCGATCTGCTCGGAGCTGCTACCAGCACCGGCCTGAACATTCTGCGGGGGTTGCTGTGATTGATGCCGCGATCTCCAAGGTCACCGGGTTCCTCAAGGACACGGCCGAACGGTTCGTCAGGGACGCAGCTTATCCCGTGCCAGCGTTCCGCCTTATGGTCGACGGCAACGACATCGCTCACCTGGTAAGCCCGCGCTTAATGACCTTGGGGCTGACCGACAATCGTGGCGTGGAGGCCGACCAGCTCACTATCACGCTGAGCGACCACGACGGCCTGTTGTCGATACCACCAAAGGGTGCAGTACTTCGTTTGTGGTTGGGGTGGAGCGACACGGGCCTGGTGGACAAAGGCACCTATACCGTAGACGAAACCGAACACAGCGGTGCCCCGGACGTGCTCAACATCCGCGCTCGCTCGGCCGACCTGCGCAAGGGCCTGAAAACCAAACGCGAACGTAGCTGGAGCAACACCACGCTCGGCGACGTGCTGGGCGATATCGCCATTGGCAACGGTCTGACGGCCACCATCGCCGGAGCACTTGATGGGTTGCCCATTCTGCAGCTCGACCAGGCCAATGAATCAGACGCAAACCTGATCAGCCGCCTGGGCGAAGAGTTCGACGCGGTGGCCAGCGTCAAAGCAGGATGCCTGCTATGCCTGCCGGCGGGCGGCGGCAAGACCGCCAGCGGCATGGACCTGCCGCACATCACTCTCACCCGCGCCGACGGCGATCAGCACCGCTACCTGCAAGCCGACCGCGACAGCTACGACGGCGTGCGCGCGTATTACTACGACGTGAACAGCGCCAAGAAACAGGAAGCCATTGCCGGCGGCGGCGAGAATCTCAAAGACCTGCGCCATACCTACAGCGACCAGCAATCAGCATTGCGCGCCGCCCGTGCGGAGTTTCGGCGCGTGCAACGCGGTAGCGCCACGCTCAGCTACACCCTGGCTATGGGCCGGCCGGACCTGATCCCAGAGCTGACGTACACGCTCCAGGGCGTGAAGACGGAAATCGACGAGATCATCTGGTATGGCGGAAACGTGGAGCACAGTTTGACCGCAGACGGCGGCTACACCGTGAGCTTGGATTTGGAAAGCAAATTGCCAGAAGACGATGTAGAAGACTTGGCTGAAGAAAATAAGGGCGATTACACAGGGATCATCGCGTACTACCGCGACCATAAAACCGGGAAGGAAAAGAGGATTACAGCGGGAGATCAGTCGAAGCCGAGGCGGTTGCGTTGGCTGTATGCGAGTGAAAAGACGGCTAAGAGGGCGGTGGATCGTGAATGGGCGAAAATGCAGAGTTCGAGAGTTTAAGGGAAAAACCCGGCGATGCCGGGTTTCATTTTACTCTTTCAACAGCACGTCAATGAAACGCAAAATATCCTTCTGCTGTTGCTGGTCCAGTCGTTTGAACAATTGAACCACCTTTCTTTCAAGCTGACTCAGCTCCATGATTTCAACATTGTCTGACTGGTTTGACTGGACCTCTTTACGCACCGACATGTGTCACTCCTTTCAACACAACCGGCTGCCCGGCGCCAACCTAGGCGCCAACAAAAGCACCCGGAGGTAGAAGCGAGTTTCAATGCAGAGTTGGCGTGTCATCGGAGATCTATAAGATTTTCAGACAAGCGCTCAGGAAGAAGAACACAAATCCTGCGCGATTTGGACGAGGTTGCTGTAGTCCATCTTTACAGCAGGCATCGTTGGGCTTGGCTTTGTAATGACCCGCCCATCTGCCCACCCACGGCTCTTGGCAATGCTTCGAGCACTCCCATTAAGCGCATACACGGTACCGTCAGAAGTGCGAGCCAGTGCTTTGGGTGATGGGCCTTCGCACATCAGGTCGACGCTATCGACGATGAACGGCCACGCGTCCCCGAAATCAACGTTGGAAACACGCTGAGCTTTCACATCACCAACACAGTTAAGCGCTACGAGCATGCCACCCAACATTCCTAAATATTTCAATCCTTGAATCATCCTGTACTCCCTATTTTTTTTGATTGAACGCCTGCACCAGCCGTTTTACCGCGCCTTTATCCTCTTCGTCCAACGAACGGATGACCTTGACCATCTCCAACTCATCGGCCGCCAGCGTCCCTTCGCCGACAGCCAATCGATCGCCAGTTACGACGTACAGCACGTCTACACCTTTGGTGGCGACAGCCGCTAGATAGGCCGCATCAGGGCTTCGCTCACCCTTTTCATAGTTGAACTGAGATGTCTTGGCGACGCCTGCAAATGCGGCGAAGTCAGCTTGATTGAATCCCAAGCGGACGCGCTCCTGCCTCAGCCTTTCACCGATATTCAACAAAACAACCCCTTAATGAGTTGACTATTCAACATTCGTTGAATATTCTTCCCCTGTCATCACACGAAACCACACGAATCGAGACTATGCCGAACGCATCCCCCATCGAGCAAGCATGCCAAGCGGCCCGTGATCGTCTGGCACGTCTTGGAATCACGGCCAAAGACTGGGCCGAAGAAAATGAATTCAACCCATCGACGGTCTACGCAGTTTTGAACGGGCAGAAAAAATGCCTACGTGGCGAAGCTCACCGCGCGGCTGTGCTGCTCGGTATCAAAGACGGCGAGATTGCAAATTAGGGCCTCTGGCTCCAAGGGGAAACCAGAAGATGAAACGCCCAGTTCTAGCAAGCAAGCGCCAGGTAATGAGCGCGGTAATCAGCGACTACAAAGGTGGTCGCGAATGTGCAGCCGCCCGCCTCGGCTACGAACTCAAAAAGTTTGATAACCACATCTACGAAAACGCCGGAAGCCGGCCTCTGACCGACGAGCAGATTCACTGCTTGGAGCAGGACGCGGGCACCACACACCTCCCGGAATACATCGCGGCACTGTACGGCGGTATGTTTGTGCCCCTAGCCAAGCCAGAGACTTTGGACAATGTCGACCTCTACAACCGCTCGGTTAACGCTGCTGCCAAGCGCGGTGTGGTCGACCAGATCATAGCCAAGGCACTGGACGATGGAGTCATTGAACCGGATGAAGCCGAGGCAATCCTTGCTGCTCATAACCGGTACATGTCGGCCCGTCATTCGGAAGTACTTGCCACGATCCTGTTGCACACAAAGGGGACCGTTCAGTGAGCACTTACAAGCTGGTGTGCCCTTGCTGCAACAGTTCTATGCGTATCCGAACCTCCGAAGGGCAGACGCCTTGTTTCCGCTCGATGTACTCGGAATGTACCAACCTGCTTTGCGGCGCCACCTTCTCCGGCTCGTTGGTTTGGGAATACCAGCTCAGCCCATCGGGCATTGACCGCCCACTTACGGTCCTGCCCATGGCCCCAACAAAGGTGCGTTTGCTTGCACGTCGAAACCTCACGGTAAACAACGATCAACCCGATCTGCTGGACCAACTGGAAATGGAGCGCGCGTGATGAACCTTGACCAACAGACTCATGACTACCGCAGCAGCATGCAACACGCTGCTTTCGCTTACCTGCAACGCCATGAGGCAGAACATTTGGTGGATTCCGATCTGTTATTCGATCGCTGCATTCACCACCTCACCCTTGCATTGGAGGTGCCGGTATTCATGGCGCCCAAGCTGGTCCACAACGCCTGGACTGAACTGCAAATGATCAAAAAGCGCCGCTGGATAGGCATCGATTGGGCCACTGGAACTGACACCACCCGTGTACACCTGGTGGATGTTCTAGCGGATCAACGCTTCCCCGTACCGGCTCGCTTCCTGCCGCAAAAAATGCTCAACCAGCGCAACGCCGTACACAAGCCACACCCTCAGTAACGCTCCCTATTAAACCCCTGCCCTGCCCCATCCCAATGGGTTTGGGTGAGCTTTGCCCGCGATCCGAGGTGGACCATGGAAATCGACATCGCCATCACCGCAAAACTGCCCCGCGACCACGCTGAGGCACTGCTCATTGAGCTCCGTGCGCAGTACGCGGTGCTGCTCAACGAGCATTGGTATGACGACCGCTTTCGCATGATCCCCGAGGGTTTGCGGCACGGCTCATTGCTCGTGGCCTTCCCCGCGATGGCCGCACGAAAAAGCCTGATTGGCGCCCTTAAACACAGTCTCGACGAAGCGAAGTAAGCCACGATGGAAATGGAACAAAGGCTACGAGCCGACGTCATCCAACGCATTGAGCGGGACTACCAGCTCAAGCACATGGCCAACACCAATTACATGCGCAAGGGTGTGTGCCCAGCCTGCCGCCAGAAAACCCTGTACACCTTCTACGACTCGCCTTGGACGCTGATCTGCGGAAGGCCGGAAAAGTGCGACCACCGCGTCTACGTAAAAGACGTCTACGACGATCTGTTCAACGACTGGAGCAAGACAGCGCCGTCGACAGCGGACAACCCGCAGGCCACAGCGCGCGCCTACCTTGAGTTTGCGCGGGGTTTCAAGTTTGAGCTGATCGCAGGCTTGTTCACTCAGGATAACTACTGGGATGGACGCCTAAACATCGGTAGCGCCACTGTGCGTTTCGCCCTGGAGAAAGGTGGCTACTGGGAGCGCCTGATAGATCGGCCCGACCGATTCGGCAAGATGAAAGCCCGCTTCCGCCCCACCGGCGAAGGCTTGACGGGTTACAAGGGCGTCTGGTGGTGCCCGCCGAGTGTGGACCTGCTGGAAGTCGACGAACTATTCATAGTAGAGGGAATCTTCGACTCCATCGCTCTGCTGCACAATGAAGTGCCGGCCGTGTCGATGATGTCCAGCGCCCCCTGCCCCATCGACTCACTCAAGGCCTTGGTCAAGTTACGTCAGGACGCTGGCAAACGTCTGCCGCGCCTGGTGTGGGCACTGGATAACGAGCCAATCGCCAAGGCCAACATGCGCCGCTGGGCAAAGGAAGCGAGCGAGCTGGGCTTCGCCTGTAAAGCAGCCGTTATACCGCAGCCCAACGGCAAAAAGGTCGATTGGAACGACCTGCACCTGCGGTGGAAGTCGATCGAGGGCGACGACAAACGCGCAGAGCGCATTGAGCAAGACCTTGGCGAAGCCCGCCACCAGGGCGATTTGCTGCTGGCTGATTCGGCTGAAGAAAAGGCGTTCCTGATCTACGTGCGCAACGAGCGCAAAGAATTTCACTTCACGTTCCGCAAACGCTTGTACTGGTTTCGGCTGGACCTTGAAAAGTATGACCGTGCGATGACCGATCTGGAAAGCTCGGAACGCCACGAAGACCAGTTACTCACGGAAGAACAGCGACGCTACAAGGCACTGCGCCAATCTGGCTCGGTGACCAGCATCGCCAACTGCAATTTCCAGGCGCTGTATTACATGCGCAACGACCTGACCGATGAGGCTTGGTACTACTTCCGTATCGAGCGCCCACAAGGGCCAGCCATCAAGAGCACGTTCACGGCCAAACAGCTCACGTCGGCGCCAGAGTTCGCGAATCGCCTGCTCAACGTCTCCAACGGCGCGATGTTCGAAGGCAGCGCCCAGCAACTGAAACGAATCCTGGCCCCTCAACTGGACTGCCTGAAAACCGTCAACACCATCGAATGGATCGGCTACAGCCGCGACCACGGCGCCTATGTCTTCAACGACCTGGCCTTTCACGGCGGCAAGGTGCAGGTGCGTAACAAGGAGGACTTTTTTGACCTCGGCAAACTGAGCATCAAGTCACAGAGCCAGTCGCCGGTGCTGCATATCAACACCGACCTCAACGCCTACAACGAAGGTTGGTTCGACATTTACTGGCGCTGCTTTGGCGTACAGGGGTTGGTGGTACTGGCCTGGTGGCTGGGCGCGTTGCACGCCGAGCAGATCCGCCAGATCCACAAGTCACTTATGTTCCTGGAGCTGGTGGGCGAAGCCGGCTCGGGCAAGACCACTCTTGTGGAGCTGCTGTGGAAGTCAGTCGGGCGTACTGATTACGAAGGCTTTGACCCATCCAAAGCCACCGCCGCCAGCCGCGCGCGCAACTTCTCGCAGGTCAGCAACTTGCCGGTAGTGCTGATCGAATCTGAGCGTGAACAGAAAGAAGGCCAGCCGGTTAAACACTTCGACTGGGACGAACTGAAAACCGCCTACAACGGCCGCAGTGTTCGCTCCACCGGCGTGAAGAACAACGGCAACGACACCCACGAACCGCCGTTCCGCGCCGCCTTGCTGATTGCGCAAAACAACCCGGTGAACGCATCAGAGCCAATCCTGCAGCGTATCTGCCACGTTCACCTGACACGTGAGCACCACACGCCGGAGACCAAGCAGTACGCGGAGCAGTTGGAGCGCATGCCAATGGACAGTATCAGCGGCTTCCTGGTCAAGGCGCTGCAACGCGAAGCCGAAACCATGCGGCTGTTGGAGGAAAACACCTCCGGCTACGAACAGGAACTGCTGGCCCTGCCTGGTGTGCGCACCGTGCGTATCGCTAAGAACCACGCCCAGCTGCGCAGCCTGGTGGACGCATTGGCCGGCGTCGTGCCGCTCGGCGATCGCCGCAAGGCCCTCGCCCACGCCGAAATCAACCGCATGGCCCTGGAGCGGCAGCAGGCAATCAATGCCGACCACCCTACCGTGCGCGAGTTTTGGGACCTGTACGAATTCCTCAATGGCATGGATGAGAAAGCCGCGCTGAACCATGCGCGCCGCGATGGGCTGATCGCCGTGAACCTCAACGAGTTTGTGGAAATGGCTGCCAATAAACGGCAGCAGGTGCCACCGCTGAGCGACCTGAAACGCCTGCTCAAGACCAGCAAGTCACCCAAATTTCTGGAGTCGAACAAGCCCGTCAACTCGGCGCGCCAAGTCGATGCGTTCGACAAACCGAAAACCATACGCTGCTGGGTATTCCAGGGCGTGTAACCACTGCAACAACAGGAGCAGCACCATGCAAACCGAACTCAAATCGGCCATTCGATTCAACGACTTTGTCGCCTACTTCGGCGCGCGGGGGATACTGGCTATGGCCTGGTGGATGGGGGCCGTGCATGCGGGCCGAATTCGTGAGGACCAGACCAGCTTCCCATTCCTGCAGATAGTCGGCGCCGCCGGCAGTGGCAAGAGTCTGCTGCTGGGCTACCTCCAAAAGCTGAATGGGCAAACGCCATATTCCGACTTCCTGGGGCATTCCACTCCAGCAGGGCGAGCGCGCACGTTTGCCAGCGCAGGGCAACGGATTGTCATTTGCGAGGAACAAGGCGAGTTAGGCCAATCCATTGATTGGGACGAATTGAAGCCGCTTTTTAGCTCCGGCAGCGTGAGCGTTCGCTCGGGGGATGGCCTGAGTGAGGAAGTGACATTCCGCGGGGCTTTGGTGATAACCGCCAACCAACGGCTGGAATGCAGTGATGCGGTCACCAGCAGAATGGTTACGGTCGATCTCTCAGCTCACGACGCCCACACGCCAAGAATCCGGCCGGATGCCATTGGCAACCTCAACGCTACTGAGGCAAGTGCGTTCGGTATCGAGATTGCGCAGTCTGGAGAATGGATTTGCAGCAGTCTCAAGGCGTTTTTACCCGCATATCAAGGCCAGCTCACTCGTAAATACGGGACAGACCTGAACAGGCGCACAGCCCTCAACTGTGCACAGATGATCTGTCTAGTTGACCTGCTCTGCAATCTTCTCGCTGTTCCGCAGCACCTTCAGCTTGAGACCAGGAAGTTGGTTCACGACATCGCCTTCTTCGACACCATCCCCTACTGACCCGGCCTTCGAAAGGAGAACCCGCATGACTACGTCTGCCCAAAAACAGCAGCCCAACTGGTTCCAGCAACTGCAGGAGTTCGAAGCCAAGCGCCCTGCCATCCGCAAGGCCGGTATTGAAGCGCTGGCCCGGCTGGTCCCTGTCGCCCAGCGCGATACAGGCCAGAGCGCGGTGATCGGTCGCTTCCTGCTCGCGCTCTACAACGGCCGCGACTACCCCTTTGTCCTGACCAGCCTGCGCGGCCTCGACACCGCACTGTTCGACGACTGTCTGGCGGTGCTGCAACTGGACTACTCGCCAGAGCAAGAGGTGCACACGTACCTGCCCGACGGCGATGCGATCTGGGAAGAACTGATAGGTACCTGGGCATGAAATGGGCGCCGAAACGCAATAGGGACGGGCAAGTCCAGCAGAACTGCTGGGTAACCGACAACGGCTACACCGTCGCGCTGTGCAGGTTGCCAGAGTCGCGCTACCCCGTAACTCGCCCAGGCGGCGAACTGCCCTTCGCTTATGCGAAAGACCGGGACGAAGTCATAACGATCATTGAGCAAGACCAGGCCAAACCGGCCTGAAAGATGGTGTCGAGGAGCGCCAACTCCCCGACACCTACCACTACAAAGGAGCAGCACCATGCAAGCACAGACCCAAAGCAGCAGCGCCGTAGAGGCTAGCACCCCACCGAACATCAAGCGATACCTGGTCAAGGAAACGTGGAAGGAATACGAGGTAACTCTTGAGGTGAACCACGACGTACTGACCAAGGAAACCGCATCACTGATCAATGGTTTTTGGTCGAATGCCGGTGATCGGCTCTCCGCTGAAAACGGCGATATCGTCCGTACCGTTATCCGCCTGTTTGGTCAGACGATGATCTACCGGATGCTGAGCGAAGGTGGAGCCAGCTTCAGCATCACCACCAAACACTGTATGACGGGTGATAATCCTGGGCACTTTTGGACCCAAGACCTTCACAACGAAGAAGGTTGGGGTGGCAATGAACCTGGGCCCTACGGCTTTTGTGGCATTCGCGTCATCGCAGCTGATGTCGATACGCCTAGCTACGACGACGTCGAGCTGGTGGAGGTGTCCATTGCTTAAGCGCACCCTCACCCACTTCCACCTCTGCTGCGGCCTGGGTAGCGGTGCCGCTGGCTTTAGCGACTCCAAACCAGTCCTGGGCCCCGTGCAAGCTGAATGGCGCTGCCTGGGTGGCGTCGATGTCGACCCGGCCGGTTTACGTGACTTCCAGATGATGACCGGTGTGCCTGGCACGCTGATGGACCTGTTCACCCGCGAGCAGTTCACCGCGTTCCACGGCCAGCAGCCACCCGCCGACTGGAAGGAAGCCACGGCGGAGGATCTGCGCCGCGCCGCCGGAAATGAAGACCCGGATGCAGTGTTTATCAGCAGCCCCTGCAAAGGGGCCTCAGGGCTCCTGTCCGAGACGATGAGCCAGACGCCCAAGTACCGAGCGCTCAATGAGCTGACGTTGCGCTGTGTGTGGTTGATGTGCGAAGCCTGGAAGCACAACCCGGTGAAGTTGATCGTGTTCGAAAACGTGCCGCGCCTGGCTACCCGTGGCCGCTACCTGCTGGACCAGATCACCAAGCTGCTCCGCCACTACGGCTACGCGGTGGCGGAAACTACCCACGACTGTGGCGAAATCGGTGGATTGGCACAGAGCCGCAAGCGTTTCTTGCTGGTGGCCAGGCACGTCGAGCAGGTTCCAGCGTTCCTGTATGAACCTGAAAAACGCAGCCTGCGCGCCGTCGGTGACGTGCTGAGCCGCATGCCGCTGGCCGGCGACATCGATCAGGCGGGGCCGATGCACCGGGTGCCGGCGTTGCAGTGGAAAACATGGGTACGCCTGGCCCTGGTGGAGGCAGGGAAGGATTGGCGCAGTCTGAGCCGGTTTGCGATCGAGGATGGGTATCTGCGCGACTTCGTCATCGTGCCGGAATATCGTGCTGGTTATATGGGGGTGCATGACTGGCAGGACACTGCTGGCACGGTCGCCGGCCGGTCTAGCCCAACCAACGGCAAATTCTCGGTAGCCGATCCTCGGCCCACCAGTAAATTCGAATACACCCAATACGGCGTGCTGCCCTATGACCGTCACTGCGGCGTAGTCACCGGCCAACGTAGCCCAGGACAGGGTACGTTCAGCGTTGCGGATCCGCGCATGGGCGGTGAGCGTCACAACAATGTGTTCCGAGTGGTTCGCAACGACCAAGCCGCCGGCACTGTCACCGCAGGGCACGGGCCCAGCTCCGGCGGGCAGGCTGTGGCAGACCCTCGGCAACCGTCCAAAGGCTTCGGCAAGTACCTGGTCACCGACTACAGCAAGCCGGCCGGCACCGTAATCGCCGGCAGCACCACCGGACAAGGCGCTTTTGCTGTGGCAGATCCTGCCTACAAAAACTGGCACCCGAACGCCAGCACGCAAAAGCTGCGGATCACGCCCTGGTGCGAGAGCGCCAAGACTGTGACCGGATCACAACAGGTCGCCAGCGGGGCTTTATCGATCGCTGACCCGCGACCTGGCATGTCGCGCACTAAGGGCGATGCCTACTTGACTGGCGGGCATTACGGTGTAGTCGACTACAACACCCCGGCCGGCGCCGTTTCCGCCAGTGCCTGCCACGACAACGGACGGTGGTCGGTTGCTGATCAGCGCATGCCAGCGCCTAACGACCGCCTGACCTGCATGATCACCAGCCTGGACGGTACTTGGCACCGCCCGTTCACCACCCTTGAACTGGCTGCGCTGCAATCGCTGTTTGATCCAGAGGACCACTGGTCAACGGACCCGCAGACCGCCCATGAAATTCAGGTGATGCAGCGGGTGCGCAAGATCGAGCAAGCGCGGTTCTTTCTGTTGGACGGCATCAATGATGGCAACCACCGGGAGCGGATCGGCAACGCGGTGCCGCGCGCGGCGGCAAAGGCGATGGCCGACGTATTCGGCATGACGCTCCTCCTTTCCGAGGCTGGGGAGACGTTCATGCTCAGCAACGTGTCGATTTGGGTGCAGCCGGTGGCTATTGCGTTGAGCGTGGCTCAGCTGGAGCAGCAGCAATGATCAAGACAATCCTTGACCCATGCTGCGGGAGCAGGATGTTTTGGTTCGATAAGAAGCACCCGGCGGTCATCTTCGGTGACATCAGGACCGAACAAAAAGCCCTGTGTGATGGCCGGACATTGACCGTCTGCCCTGACGTCACGCTTGATTTTCGTGACCTTCCTTATGCAGACGGCGCCTTCAAGCTGGTTTCTTTTGACCCACCGCACCTTGTACGTGCTGGGGCGGAAAGTTGGATGAAGGCTAAGTACGGGGTGCTTAACCCGAAAACATGGCAGGAAGACCTGCGGCGTGGCTTTGCAGAGTGTTTTCGTGTGTTGGCCACCGACGGCGTACTGGTTTTCAAGTGGAATGAAACTCAGATCCGCACCAGCCAGATTCTGTCGCTTACAGATCAGCAGCCCCTCTTCGGGCACCCAAGCGGCAAGAAAGGCGGCACGCACTGGATTGTTTTCATGAAGACCGAAGCATCGCTACCCACCGTTTCGGAGGCTGTATGACTGTTTTCCTACTGCTTTACCTGTGCGCGGATGCGACCCGAACGGATTGCCAGGTGGTGAGGGCTGATAGCTGGAGCGGCCCTACCGCCTATGCGCAGTGCGCCGACGTATTACCTGGGCTGACAGATGCGCTGACGGCACCTAACCAAAAGCGCCATCGGTTTGTCTGTGAGGTCCAGGGTGACAGCGCAAAAGCCGCAGAACACAAAGCGCCGTCGACCTTTATTCATCAATCATTTCGGATGTGACGGAGAGAACTCATGACCAGAATTGTCACTGAGCGAGACTTCAGAAAGCCAGAGTTTGCCAATGCTGACCCCGCCGACTACGAGTTTCGTGAGGACGGCGCAGTTGTACGCAAGGATCGCTGGCAAACAGCCGTTCACCAAATTCGGAGCCTGGTGGGTCCCAAAGGCCGTGAATTCGAAATTGCCGACGTAATAACGGCCGTGGAGAAACTAACTGTCAGTTGGTGCAATGCAGATCCTGAGGACTTCCAGGAGGCTCCAGCATGCATTGACGTCAAGCTCTCTTGCGGAAGCGTATTGAAACGACTGCAGCGTTTTGGGGATAAGTACGCTTGGTCATTTGGCTCGCTGGAGTTCGTTGCCGTGGATTTTGGAGCCGACATCGTCCAATGGACCGAAAGCGAGGTAGCACCTTGAACAACGGTAAATCCTTTCCCTGGAACCTCGACCTAACCGGCGTATGTGACCAATGCGGCAGATCCCGTGCACACGGCAACCACCAGAAGTGCAGCAAAGCGCGCCAGGCTGCCAACGCCAAGCGTCGCGCTGAGGAGGCTCAAGCCGGGGTCACACCGGCACCTAGAAAAAGCGCCAGCCTGTTCTGGTTACTTCGCCAGCAGTGATCGGCAACACTTAAACCGCAATACATCAGGCCCGGCGACGGGCCTTTTTTCTACCTGTTGGCAGAATCTTTCGATACATCGCGTGGGGACGCTTATGGCAGATGGCGTAGAGGCCCGGGGCAACTCGGTACGGGTCTACTTTCGTTTCAATGGTGAGCTGTGCCGGGAACTGGTGCCCGGCGGCAACACTCGGGAAAACCGGGAGCATGCAAAGCGCCTGGTCACAGTGATTGAGTACGAGATACAGGCCGGCACTTTCGATTACCGCCGGCATTTTCCCGAATCGACCAAGCTGGCCGAGAGCAGTTTCGGGCATTACCTGGACCTTTGGCTCACGATCAAGAGCAACAGCGTGGCCGCTACCTCTTTCCGTGGATATAAGAATAAGGCCGAGGTCCATGTGCGGCCGCGCTGGGGTGACGTTCAGATCGATCAGATTGACCATCTCGACCTGCAGGAGTGGATCCAGGGGCCGCTGTCGAAGCGGCTGAAGAACAAGACCATCCGCGACATCATCAGCAATGTGCGCCAGGTGTTCCGGTTGTACCGCACACGGAAGAAGGTCGCGCACGACCCAACCGAGGGGTTATTCGTGCGCCTACCCGATCCTGAGGCGCCGGACCCATTCACCAGGGCGGAAATCAAGCAGATCTTCAATACGCACACCAGCCGCACCCAGGAGCTGCTGATGGTGCAGTTCATGATTTGGGCGGGCCCACGTGTGTCGGAGACGATTGCGCTTGCCTGGGAGGACGTCGATCTGAAACAGGGGACGGTGACTTTTCGCCGATCCAAAGTTCGCGGCGCCTATCGCGTGACGAAAACCCGTCGATCTACACGCAAGGTGCGTCTGCTGGAGCCGGCGTGGGATGCATTGCGCAAACTGGACGCCATCAACCAGGTCAAGACTGTGGACACGGTCGATGTCGTCGAGCGGGACAATAAAACCGTCCGCAAGCACAAGCTGCACTTTGTATTCCTGAACACCAAGAGCGGCCTGCCACACGTCAGCGACTTTGTCGTGAGGGATAGGTTCTTCAAAGCGCACCTGAAAGCGGCCGGCGTTCGTTATCGCGGTCCTGGCCAGTGCCGGCACACCTACGCCAGCCAATTGCTCACCACAGGCGTGGCTTCGGTTGACTGGATCGCGGAGCAGATGGGCCACACCAGCGCGAACATGATCCGACAGCACTACGGCACGTGGATCAACGAGGACGGCCCGGACGTTATCGGCATGCTGCAGCACGCCCTGGGCATTCAGCCACCAAGTGGTGAAAAGCCAGTGTAAACCGGGTTCGAACGCGGGCAATCCAGCAGCTTGTGTTCCCATGGATGTTCCCATATGGGCCTTTTTTGACCCTCTGAAAACACAAAACCCCTGAAAACTTCAACGTTTTCAGGGGTTTAGTCGTTTCAAATTTGGCGGTGAAGGAGAGATTCGAACTCTCGATACAATTTCTTGTATACACACTTTCCAGGCGTGCTCCTTAAGCCACTCGGACACTTCACCGTATCTCGTCAAACCAGTTCAGTCTGTCGAGGCGCGCTAATGTAGTCGAAAGCCTTTCTGATGGCAAAGGTTTTTTTCAGAATTTTCATGCGCTTAGACGGCTATGCCGTGATGCGCCCGGCAAGGGGCGGTGATTCTGCCATTCTTGGGCATCCGCAGCATGCGTCTGGGACGGTCGCTGCGCCCTGCCTCGGGTCGTCTACCCTTGGGGATGCGGGAAAAGTCTGACTGCTCAGTCAGTCACGGCGCTTTACCGGGGCGGGCGTGGTGGGTAACGTCTGCGCATGCACGTCCATAAACAGCCTATCTATAACAAGTCTTACAAGGAACCGCGACATGAGTGAGTTGATCTCCTACCACCTCGAAGACGGTATCGCGACACTGACCTTGAGCAACGGCAAGGTAAATGCCATTTCTCCGGCGGTGGTGGCCGAGTTTAATGCCGCGCTGGATCAGGCCGAAAAGGACCGGGCGGTGGTGATCATCACGGGCACGCCGGGGATTTTGTCGGGTGGTTATGATTTGAAGGTGATGACTGCCGGCCCTAAAGAGGCAATTGGCCTCGTCACCTCCGGTTCGACCCTGGCGCGTCGCCTGTTGTCGCACCCCTTCCCGGTGATTGTGGCGTGCCCTGGGCACGCGGTGGCCAAGGGCGCGTTCCTGCTGTTGTCGGGCGATTACCGGATTGGCGTGGAAGGCCCGTTCAGCATCGGTTTGAATGAAGTGGCGATCGGCATGACCATGCACCACGCGGGCATCGAGCTGGCGCGTGATCGCTTGCGCAAGTCGGCGTTTCATCGCTCGGTGATCAATGCGGAGATGTTTGATCCACAGGGCGCGCTGGGTGCCGGCTTCCTCGATAAGGTGGTTGCGCCGGAAGAACTGCAGGCGGCGGCCCTGGAAGCGGCGCGCCAGTTGAAGAAGATCAACATGAACGCGCATAAACACACCAAGTTGAAAGTGCGCAAGGCGCTGCTGGACGCCCTGGATGATGCAATCATTCAGGATCAGGGCCACAACCTGGGCTAA